TATTTCTTGCCATATCTCTAGTTTTTCCTTCTGTGTTAAATCAGTTCTTTTTTGTAAGTCAAAATCTGCAATTTGCTTTAGAGCTGTAAAGCCATTATCTATAATACCTAAAGAATCTTTACCATAAGTAGACGCTTCGGATGCCTTAATTTTATTACCAAAATGTATGATACCGAAAGGAGTTTTGTCTTGCTTCTCTACACTTATACCGATAGTATCTTTAATAAACTTGTCGTCTTTTAAATCGTAATCTCCCTTCCCTGGTAATTTTTTCTCATTCTTTTTCAGCCATTCCCAATACTCTTTCGTAGCTTTTTCTAACAGTTTTTTCTCTGATAGGCTTAATCCAGGGTCAACTTCTTGAGGACTAAATAATTCTAGCTGCCCTTTTTTTCCAACACCAGGAGAAGAACCTTGTCGTAAGCGTATTATTTTGTCATACAATTTTTGTCCCTCTGCCTTTATCTCTTGTTGTTCAGGAGTTAAATCTTCTTTTAATAAATTTTTAGCAAATTCAAACTGAACGTGATTTTGTTTATATCCTTCTTTAATAGCATTGGGCATACCCCAAGACAAGTGAGCACTATCAATATCTTTATCAGCACCACCTAACATCATATCATTTCTACTATTAGTAATAAGTGCAAAACCTTTTTTATCTTTACCTCGAGCAAATCCTACAAATTTTAAAGCCCTCATATTACCAGCGGTCATAACAGGAGAACGATTTATAATTGCATATTGAGAATCTAACCATGCTTGTCTTTTTGCTTTACCGCCCTTCTTAGAAAAATCTCTAACAAATTTTTGCTTAGTGTCATTATCGAGAACTTGCTTCATTTTTTTCCACCAGTCTCCTAATTTCATATTACGCCCTGTTTCAGGGTTCTTTACATACATTCTTCCTTCTGCACCTGACCATAACATAAACTCATTATCCGCTAAACCTTTATCTGCTTCACTATACTTTTGTTTTTTTAATGAATATTTCCAATCATATGGTGCTAAAATACTAGAATAACTATTCTGTACTTGAGGTCTTACAATTCTAGATATAATATAATTTTTTAAAGTTTTTTCTACAAATACAGTATTACCACGTTCCATAAGTGCTGGTAAAGAAAAATCACCATCTTGCAAATGTTGCCCTACGTGTTTTTCATTTTGTTGCTCTTGTATACTTTTTTCTAAGTCTAAAGTTATGTTATGTTTGCTCTCATAATATAAGTGCTCAAGTATACTCTTAAACGCAGGATGTTTGGTTCTTGAAGATACCACACTATCAATTAAGTCAATACTAATTTCATCTATATTCAGATTGTCCCAACTCTGTCTTTTTTCAAACGCTTTTTTCGATTCATTTTTTCTCTTTTTAGCTTTCAATGCTTTCTCGGCTGCCTTATTTACTTTAGGATTCCCCTTAACATTTTCAGTTAAAAGAGTTTCCCATGCATCATAGAAGTTTTTACCAACAGGAGTATCTTTATCAAACTGTACTCCATTTGCATTTAAAAACATTTGTTGCATCATGTTAAGTTTACCAGTAACATTAATTTTTTCTCTTATATCTATACTCCAAGTAAAATCTTTTGTCTCCAATTCTACTGTTTCAGGCTTCTCTGGATATACATTTTGATCGATTGTTGCTTTTTTAGGGTCATAATTCTCGCCATTTAAATAATTAACAGGTCTATTACCAAAATGCTTGGCCGATGAAGTGTAGATAATGTACTGCAAACCTTCTTTTTTCATATACGCCATATCAGCTCTATCAGCTCTAGCGTAAGCATACTTACCTATCATTAAGGAGTTACCGTCTCTAGGGGGTGAATACAGGCTTCCTTTACCCATTCCTGTACCATTGTCGCCTCCCATATAATTAACCAACTTGTCAAATATTACAGCATCTAATATAATAGTTCCATCTGTTTCTGAATCATTTATCTTTCTAGCATTTAAATCTTCTAATATTATACCTTTCATTTTTTCATCTTTAAGGCCTAATTTTTTACCTTCTAAAAAAGTAATGTCTGAAACGTCCATTAATTTTAAATATTTTTGAGACTTAGATTCGTTTCCATATCCTCCAGCTGCTCTTTCTGCTTTAAAATATGATGGTATTTTAGATATTATCCATTTTAAATTTTTAGTATGCAGCTGTGTTTGTTTTGTAATTATACCTAGCTCTCTCATTCTATATATCATAGTAGCAATAGTATTTTCTTTGGTATTTTTATTCATATCTTTTACTTCTTCAGATAAGTTCTGATACCATTCTCTACCCTCTTTAGTTTTACGTATTTCTAGATATATAGCTTTATGAATATTATTTATAGCTGTATTATTCCAATGATATGGAGACTCTTTTTTTCCTTTAGCAGGAGGGCCTTGCCATGGGTATGTTCTTACATCTAATCTACCTGTATCTGAAATACCTCCATAAACAAATTTTCCTTTTTTATTTAGCTGTTCTTTCTCAAATTTTATCCATTGCTTTTCTCTTACATATGGAGTTGATTGAAGTTGACCCTTGTCATTTATCCAAACCTGTCTACTTAGAGGAGAAACCCATATCTTTTTACCAGTAGCATTGTCGTAAACTTGCATATAACTTATAGTTTCCAAGTTCATATGACTAAAACCTTTAAAAGAGTCTCTATTACCAGCGGTTAACTTAGATACACTATTTTTCTGTGGATCTTGTTTTGGGGTAGGGCTAGGCTTACCTACTTTTCTAGTTGTAGGAGAACCATCTGTAAAGTCAATCACATAATCCTTTTTAGCTTCTCTTAAAAAATCAAATCTTAAAGCAATTCTTCTTGCTTCGTTTGTTCCATTCTGATCGTTCTTCCAGTCATACTCTTTGTATTTTTTTTGAATCTCTTGTACGAATTTATCAACATTTATTACACGTCTTTCTGTTCTAGGGTCGATAGTATAATATCTCTTATTTTCAATAAGTCTATTATATATACTTGTAACATCCCCTACGAACTGCTGCTTACCAACTCTTTCCCCATACTGAGTATTAACTCTTTTAAAAACTTCTGTTAAACTATGAGAGGGGAAATCTGCCATATTACTTCTCGTCTGGGTGTCTCTCCAGTTTGAAGCCTGTGTAAGCCATGACATATCTACAAATTCATTAGGTTTGTAAGGGTCTATTTCTATATTCATATTATAATTAGGGTCCCTTAAATTATTACGAAATTCTACTAATGAACTTAAAAGATTTAAGGCACCTTCTTTTGTGCTCTTACCTTCTAGGGCAGCATTAATTTCTTCTTGTCTAATTTTGCCATCTTTTTCTAAATCTCTAGCTACTCTCAATATCCTCTGTTGAACTAAATCACTTAAATGTTCATTGCTTGTAAGTTGCTGTTCTCTTATAGTGTCAAAATGATTTTCCCAATATCTTTGATAATCTTTACTTTCTCTTACGAACCAATCTTGGCTTCTTAATAATTCTTTCTGTTTATCGGTAGAGTGCAATCTATTAAACATATTTGAATAGGTGTTTATATCTTTAGTAGCTTTTGCTTCCCATGTAGGTCTAGCATTGACACTAAAGAATACACCCATTAACGTTTCATATATTTGTTCTTCTACAGGTAAATCGTTTATTGATGCTGTTATACCACCGTATCCAGCACCTGCAGTACCTCTTGCTATGGTATTAATAAACTGTTCTGAATCAGCCCTGTTTTTAGTAGCTAAAGCTTTAGCAGTTTTTCTAATTAAATTTTCCCCAGTCCTAACCATAGCTGGACTAGTAGATGTCATTAATTTAGATATATTAGCGTATTGTCCAATACTACCAAATATACCACCAGCTAGAGCTCCATGCATACCAGCAAATGCCATAGCTTTTACACCTTCTGCAGATAATCCGCCTTCATTTCTCATTGCTAAAGGATGGTTAGAGAATGCCATTAACAATCCTACGTGACCAGCTTCGTGTAAAATTCTACCTACCGCTTCTTCACTAAACTGTCCACGTAATAAACCTTTTGTCATAAAGTCCAACCCCTTAGCTTTATTCTCTCCCATAAATGCCAATGCATTATTTTGCACTACTTCCGATATTTTACCTGGTATAGATTTTAATTCATAGATAGATTTACTTCTTCTAGGGTCTAAGGCTGTAGGCTGAGCACTTCTAAGGTTAAGGTCTATACTACCATCCTTATTTACATACCTCATTTTATCAGCTATTTTTCCTAAAAACTTTTGAGCCCTTGAATTGCTTTTTGAGTATACTTCTGATTTAGCTTCTAATGCTTTACCCATCCTTACAAGGCTTTTATTCTTTTCTAAGGAACCACGTCTAATTAAAGCATTACCTACTGTTTTGGATGCACTTACTAACATACGACCACCACCTAACACAATACCAGGTGCTAACCCAATAAGGTGACTTACATTATTTACTATTTTTTCCATAGGAGTATCAGGTTTATCTGCAAAACCAAGAGTAGTAAACCCTTCTAGCAAACCAGATACGGCTTGCTTTATAACACCATCAGTAGATTTAACATTGCTTAACGGAATGTTAAGTTCGTTTAACTTTGATTCAACATAATTTAAAGTAGTGTGATCTAACAACTCTCCTTGAACATCATAATAGTTCTTAAGTTGTTTAGCATACATAGACTCTGTAATAGAGCCGTTCTCTAAACTTCTGTTTAGACTCTTTATATAGATATTTAACATTAGTCCTCTAGCATATCCAGCATGTTAGTCATAGTATCCATCTCTCTATTGTAATACTGTGTCTGATCATCGAAGTTTTGATATGCAGAGTTTTCAGATAGTTTTTCTGCAGTAGAAATACCATCTAATAATAAGTTTTTATATTGCTGTACCATTGGAGAGTCAGGATTTGCTTTATATTCTTTTAACATCATATACCCCTGAGTCTTCATAAGGTCTGATTGCACTTTAAATTCTTGCATAGACTGCTCTGTTCTATCCTTATCCCAATTTGCCCATCTAGCATAAGTCCCCTGACCAGGTATTAAGCCGCCCAATGTACCGAAGAATCCTTCTCCTTGATTTTCTTCTGGATTAGATATAGAGCTTCCATAAGTAAAGTCAACAGCAGCTAATGCAGCTTGTGATTGAAATTGGGCATCTCTCATTTCTTCGGCAGTTGTGTGCTTTAATTGAGCTAATGCTTGCTCTCCCTTTAAACCTTGAATCTTCATAGAAGTAACAGCGTTTAATGCTGCTATTTCATAGTCAGCCATATTTTCCATGTTCAATAGCATCTTATCAAAGCCTGCTTTTTCACCAAGTAAATAACCTTCAGTATCCTTTCTTACTTCACCCTGTTTTTCTAATATACTTTTCTCTGATTCAGTATCTATTCTAGCCTTTTCTTCGTAACTAGGTTCTTTTATTTGTTGAACTAAACCTGTAACGCTATTGCTAGCTCTAGAAAGTGAATTTAAAAAATTGTCTGTGTATGATAAATTTGACATTATACCATTCCTCCTAAGTTAGTTTGTTTTCCTTTCATGAAATCAGCTCCCAGACTAGGTATACTATAACCTCTCTGTGCTGATTGTGCTTCTAGGTTTAACAACCCTACCTGAACATCTCTCATTTCTGACATTTGTTGTCTACCTAATTGCGCAAAATCTCTTTGCACGTTTGTAAATTCGTCTTGCTGTTGTAAAAGCATAGATTCTTCTAATAAAGATTTTCGTCTTTCTGCTCCACCACCATAAGCCAAACCCGTACTACCAATCTGTTGATTTGCACCTTCCATCTCTACGCCGAAAGCTTGTAATCCAGACATTTGCTGCGTTGCAAAACCCTGTCTCATGAATCCAGCTTCTTGCTGATATTTTTTTCTTATATCTGTTACTGATGCTTGTAAACTTTTTTGAGTTCTAAGTGCAACAGTTTTTTCCCTAGATCTTCTAGCTCTTTCTTCACGTCTTCTTCTTCGTGAGCCTAAACCACCAAGTATTGCACCACCTACTGCCATTGCTACTTGCCAACCCATTATACATTCTCCTTTTTCTTAGTAAGTTTATTCAAATGTTTAAAATCTACATTAGGAGATACAGAACGCATCCAAAAAACGTCACCGAATTGAGGTGCTATATCAACCTGTGCTTTACGTTTTGCTTTAGTTAGAGGATCTACCTCAGGCTTATTAACCATTAATGTATCTGGACGTTTGTCCATATCATCATTGTACATAGTTCCACCTGTATCATCGCCTTCTTCTGGCTCGTGGTATAAACCCTTCTCTGGTGGTAATTGTTTATACTCCCAACCGTCTCTATAAACACCAGAGTCCATTCCTTCTTCGTGCATTTTTTGCTCTAACTCATCTTGCTTTCTTTTTTTATTTGCTTTCTGCAACTGTTCAGCTCTTGCCATTATGAATCTCCTTTAATAATTCAATTGTTTTTATAAAATCTTTTACTCTTACAGGTGTTTGCTCAATCCAATTTGATGGTTCTTTATCTGGTGGATTTTTATATAACACCTCTTGTATTGCTTCATCATATTCTCTATGTGCTAAATGTTTCCATGTCTTAGGAAATTTTCTACTCCAACTAGCACCTAGCTGATAATTAACAGATACTAAACCTATTATAACATCATCATTGTCTGTGCAAAATATTTTAGCATCTCTTCTACCTGCATTTAAAGCTGTATCTACATCTTGTTTAAACCATTCATCTATAACATCATTTGGTACTAAACATTTTACAGGATACTTTTCTTTCTCATCTTTAGTTAAAAGATGTCCAATACCACAAGTAGCTTTACCTAATGTATCTAAATAAACACTTTGCTTAAATCCTTCACGATCTTTTAAATGTTCAAATAGTTTCTCCATGAATGGATCTTTCTTTTTAAAAAAACCAAACATTATCCAGCACCTCCGCCGCCGCCTTTATTTTTTTCTTCTCTTCTTCTAGATCTCCAGTTCAGAAATTTATTTACCATGTTAACTCCAAAATATCCTGGCTGTCCATATTGCAAGTTATTAGGAATAGCATCTTTTGCAGTTCCCATATTTTGCACGTCTGTATAATCTCCTGCATTTGTTGGAGTTCCATTTTCTTTATCGTCTATTACTACGATCTCACCTGAAGAATTCACAGCGGTAGATGTTACATTAGTTCCCTCTAAATACATAGATACTAAAGTGCTTTCACTCAATTCACTTCCAGCCATCTCCATTTTTGAAGCATAACTTCTAGCATCTCCTAATTTTTTTAATGCTTCTGGCTTACCTTTTTCACGCCAGCTTTGCCTTGCTTCTCTTTTAGTCATTCCACCTTCTACACCTTTATCTATATGCTGTCTCCTAGTATCTCTTCTAAATTTAAAACCTTGAGCGGCAGATTTTATATTAGCTCCCATATCGTATACGCTCAAACCCATTTTTGCACCTTCGGACATAGCGGTAAAATCATCTAAAGCTTTAATCGTTTTACTACCTTCTATCTTTTGTTGCATCTTCAATTCTTCTTTTGACACATCTGTATCGTGTTGTGCCATAGCTACATCTATTAAACTTGCCATTATGCTTTCTCCAATTCGGTTTTAAACCATTCTGATTCTAATTTATAATATATATACACAGTGTCTCCTTCTCTAACCAATCTTCTATCACCAGGTGATCCGTCTCTATTCGCAGGTTTAGTAGTAATCTTTACTTGCGTATTTACCTTTTGATCTAAGTCATTTGTTTTTGTTGCAGTACTTACAATAGAACCTTTACCACTCGCATTAGATGCGTATGATTCACTGTATAGATTTTCTGTATATTTCCTTTTATTTCCTTGTAATGCTTTTGCCATTATTTAACCGTCTTTATTCTGTGAACTATTTGCATATCGTTCAATTCAAAATCTTGCTGATCTGTCGAGCCAGATAACTCTAAACCAAATGTTTTAACTTTTTTAAAAGCAGAAGTTATACCTCTTACCTTAAATTTAGCATTTCTATTGGTAGTATCATTATTTCCTGCCAATGTTCCCAATGTAACACTGCTAAATGCAGAGCCATCGTTACTTGCTGCTACATCAGTAAATCCTTTTACAGTTATATCTTCACCATTTTTATAATTAATATATACCGTAGTAATAGTTTTATCTCTACTAGGATCTCCAAAATCAAATGCTGGAGTCTTTAATGATACAGTAGTATTTCCCCCGCCCTTTAAAGAAGGTTCTGGATTGTAGTATTTTAATTCAATATCATTCCCATCTTTTTCAAACCACACCAACTTTCCATCATTAACGTTAATAAAGTTAGATACATCTACAGCATTAGCTTTTGACGCACTATATGACCATCCTAGCGTCTTTAAATCAATTTCTAGTATACCACCACTAGGATTATTATTTAAGCTCCCTATCGCTGGATTTGCTATAATTAATGTTTGTTTATCTGGAACATAACCTATTAAAGCATCATCGCTATAATACTGTGTATTCCAATCTTTAAATCTTTTTTGACCAGTAGGTCCTATTAATAAATCTCTTAGTTGCTCTCCGTCATATAGAAATACTCCATACTTATTAAACCAAGCAACAAATCCTTCCGCTTGAACTACATGATAATCTTTTTCACAACCTTTATATTTTAAGGTAGCCTCTAATTGTTCTATGTCTCTACTGCAGTTAATAACAAATAAACTATTTCTTTTAAACTCTAACAATTTACTACCTACTGATGCTAGTTTTATAATATCGTCACCATCATTTATTTCTACGTCTAATCTTTTATCTCTATCAAATGTGTCAAATTCATTTACTTCTGATTTCAAGACTGTATCATTAGCGGTTTGCAACTTATTATTTATATCATAATACCTAATATTACCAACATATGCTCTTCTATTTAGGATAACTGATGTTTTATACCACGTACCAGCCCTACCAATTGGATTATATCCTCTTTCAACATAAGGCTCAAGAATAGATAGTGTTTGTATATTAGAAGAACCTCTTATTGATTGTGTAAGATTAGTGGAAAAAGAAGATCCTGTTGCATACATTTTTTCGTCATCAGCACTAATATTACCAGAATTATTTTGTACGGTCATACCCATCTTAGTATACACGTCAGTACCTGGCTGTCTAATACCTTTTTCGAAATCTATTTCAATAAATAAATATTTTATACCCACTATATCATCTTCATCAATAGCCCAATAAACCTTAAAACCTGTTTGTCTCTTTTTATTTGGTATTCTACCGATAACAGACCAATAAAGTTTTCTTTTTCTATCTGCTGTTAAAGTAGGAGGTTGTTTAATATATCCTACATGCGTAGGGTTAGATTCTTGATCATCATAAATATTAGAAACCCATATACTATATTTTTTATTTAAGCTATTAGCATAGGCTGTAATATTCGCACCAGCTTCGTCAGCTGTACCTTGATCTGCTGGATTAAACCACATATACAAACCTAGAGGACCATAACCATCTGACCATCCAGTATAGGAAGTTTTAAATGCTGTTGCTAATGTATCTAACTTGTTAGTACCAGATGGAGTTATTTCACTTGCTGCAACAGTCCAAATAGAAGCATTTCTATTAAACAGTAATTCTGTTTGACTATTAGGAGTACCATAAAAATCTGTATTACCAACTTGGTAATCTTGTAATTGATTTACTTGATACCCATAACCCTCTGGAGATGAATGAGTTCCACTTTTTAATGGTGCTGGATATGCATTATCTACAGTAAAAGCATTTACATTTTGTATTATATGAGCATGTACATCATCATTGCCATAATCATACACACGATTAATATAGCCATACCATTTGTTTTGATTATTTGTATTATCTTGACTATTTGCAGATACACGAACTTGCCCATCTACAGCATAATAATCTACCGTAGTTGCTGTTGACCCATAGTCTATATCGGAAGCAGTTTCGTATGCACCATCTGTTTTATCAAAGACTTTTACTTTATGATTAGCTAAATCATTAATTAATAAAAGTTCCGTATTAGATAAAGCTCCATTGTTTGGATCTCTGTCACTATTAAAGTGAAACAATCCATTGCCATGGTTTAGTGTAGTCGTAAACTTTTCTTCATCAGCAGAACTAACATGAGGTAAGTCGGCAACAGAACCAGATATTTTTAATTTACCTGGTGTTTCCATACTTAATCCAGTTATTTCTTGAAATTCTGAAGTGTCTAAGTCCCTAGGATTTGTATTGTTATTTAATCCTCCACTAAAATTTCTTAAGTCTAATACTTCTTTGGGCACGAGTTTTCATTCCTTTCATCTTCATAGATGCACGCTTACCTTTTGCATTGTGCAATCTTCTATCATTTGTAGAGTTCCAAGGATTACCTTTTAAACTGTTAGTTGTCTTCATTGCCATCTATTATTTCCCCCCACAAACTTGTTTTTCCATTTACTATTTCCACTACTTCTACTTTAAATGTACCATCAGTAAACCAATCAACTACTGCAAATGCATGCACCCAATTGTGTAGCCTACCTTTTAGCCATTTATTTTTTTCATGAGACATATCTTTTAAACAACCCAAAGACCACGCTCCTATTGTTCCACCTAATTTTGTAAGTGTGTGTCTTTGAAGGTCGTGTGTATGTCCATAAATTACATTCTCTCCGTATGCTTCAAGATGTTTTTTAGCATGATACGTAGTTGCATAGGCACCATGAAAGAAAGTGAGGTTATCAATTTGTATAGGTAGATTATATTCACTATATTTATATCCTCTTTCTTTTATCTTACACGCCTCAACAAAACTATACCTATGCATATAGGGATACTTAACAACAAAATTATCCAACCAGAGATCGTGGTTGCCTTGGAGTAAATACTTTTTCTTACATCCAACTTCTTCCAATACCTTATCCCAAACATCTAGTCCTTCGTTTACTAATCGTATATCTTCATCTATTAAAGGAGTCTGGTATTCTAGTGGTGGTAATTTTTTATCTTTATATCTCCACGCAGATACTGACTCCCACTCACCCACATCTCCCAAATTAACAAAGATGTCAGGCTTAATCTTCTTAATTGCTTTAACTGCACAATTAACTGCAGCCTTATCCTCTAGCGGATAATGCTGGTCTGGTATAATAATACCACGGTTTTTGAGTTTCATGTACTCTCCTTAAGCTGATCTTTTAACTTTTTCTAGACTACGCATCCCCCCGAGACCGAGCATCCCAAGAAGTACTGTAGTTAATGTAGTCATATCAAACACTGGTAATTCTATTGCGTGTCCAAATGAATACAGAATAAAAGTTAAAAGAGGTTGTAATATGTAGTGATACCCGAGTGCAGTGGCACAAATCCAGCCCGTAAAGGGCCTCCAGCCACTGACAAACCTCGATGTATGACCAGCTTCAACTTTATTGACTTCCATTTGAGCCTTATTAATTTCTGCAATTAATTCAGCTTTTTCTTGCTTGTCTAATGTAAACTTATCTACATGACCAGCAACTTTGTCAATAATATTAGTTACTAAGTCTAATTTAGGCATCTTTTTCACATCCATCGTTACATGCTTTTAAACCCTTCATATAACCTTGATGTTCAACTATCATTTGTTTAACTTCAGTAAGCCTACCATTCAGTTCTTGTAACTGATTGACAAGTTCGTTGTGCTGTTCAACCATGCTTTGCATATCTTGTTCAGCTTTTTCCATTAAACTTAGTTCTATTGCTTTATCTTTAGCCATTACTTCTCCTATTTTTTCTTTTTAGCTGCTCTTTTTTTACGTCTAGCTGCTGCATTTGCTTTCATTTTAGAACTCACGTTCTTCAATCTTGATCCTTTTCCAACTACGTTAGTATATGTGTTACCTTTTCTAGTTGTTTTTTTAACTCCAGTGGTGTATTTACGACCATCCCAAGTCATAGTTTTCTGCTTCTTTTTACGAGCTGCTCTTAACTTAGAATTAAAGTCCTTGCCTTTAGCAGATCCTTTTGCATATTTAGGGTAGTTACCACCTTTAGTTTTGGTGACTCCTCTAACTGTCTTACGATCTACTGTAGTACCTTGGTATCTAGCTGTAGCACCTTTTACTCTACTTGCAACCTTATGAGCTTTTTTCTTAACAGCACTCTTTATCTTAGATCCTACTGATTTAGCTTTAGTTTTTATTTTACTAACTGCAGCCTTACGTTTCTTTGCTAATGCTGCTCTTCTTTTAGCGGCAGCTTCCTTACGCTGAGCGTAAGTTTGTCTTGTTGGCATATTATCCTCCTTGGCCTACTGACCTTTTTTTATAGTACTTTTTACTATTTTTAGTACCATACTTCGTTAAATTAGACATGCCTTGTCTAGTTTTTTTCTTGGTTTTCTTAAAAACCTCTTGACTTTTAAATACCTTTGCCATTAACGTTAATATAATTAAATATATAATATATTACAAGTTAATAATTAACGTTAATTATTTAATCTCTTTTTTAATTTTTTCAAAAACTTCTTGTTGATCAAATCTCATACTTATACCTGGCTCATATCTCATTACTTCTTTTCCGTTTTCAAATATAAGTATAGTAGGTACTACTTTTATTTTCCACTCTTGTTGTATAACTGCTCCAATAGCTTTATTATTTAAATCTATTTCAGCAACATAGCAAAGTTTAGCTAACTTTTCTACCTCTACCCTATTCTTATAGTTCCATGATGCATTTACTTGCACTACTGCACAATTTTGCACATTTAATGCTTGAACATCTTGAAAACTATCTAAGTTAACGGACTGTGAGTATAAGGGCGATTGCCATAGTAATAAACCAAGCAACCATGCCATACCATAATAATAATTCATCTTTAAACCCCATTAGTTGTTATTCATGTTAAGAAGAGTTTCATTAATACTTCTTGTATCTTCTTTAACAGAATCTACTTTCTCTTCAAGTTTCTCTACTTTTTCTTCTGTATTCATAATCGAATCACGAACCATCTGATCCTTTAGATCGTATTCCATACGTGATACTTCTGGTTCTGGTAATTTTTTAGCTTCTTCAATGTCTGCTTGCAATGTATACCACATACCAACTACCATAGCTATAGTTACTGCAATACTACCTGCTGTTTCT